TACTATTATTTGCAGTAGCTGTAAAGGTTGCTGCGTTTCCTGTAGTGTCTTGGTTAAGTGTTCCTACTACTAATTGTCCAGAACTTTCTGATAATCCTGTACCTGCTATTCCAGATACTAAATCTGAAATTGCTTCTTTCTTTGAACTGCTATCGCCTGCGTCTATAATTGCGATGCTGTCGTTTGCAACATCTACTGTTGCTGCTGTTAATTCGTTTAAATCTAAAGCAAGAGTTACTCCTCCAGATGTTCCTCCACCTGATAGTCCATCTCCTGCTGTTACTCCTGTTATGTCCCCGTCGTAGTCTGCACTTAAAGTTGTTCCTGAAAGTGTTAAATTACTTCCTATAGTAACCCATTGTAAAGCACCTGCGCTATCATCCCACATAACAATTCTATCTGCATTAGGATCTGCTAAACTTTCTAATCCTAAATGACTTATAGAAATGCTTGTGCCTGATACTGTTAGCCCTGTACCTTCTGTCATCCATGCTAAACTACCAGCGCTATCATCCCAGAACAATATACTGTCATCGTTAGGATCACTTAAAGTACCTAAACCAAGTGCCTCAGAATATTTAAATAATCTGTGTCCTCCTGCTGTAGAGCCGTCATGTACTCTTAATGTGTCTAAGGTAGTATCGACGGATAACTCGCCTTCAGCACCGGTAAAGGAATTGTTCTGTGTAGTTGTTCCTCTTCTCCATTGTACCTGTGTTGGCATTATTTTCTCCTAATCTTTTTAAATAACATTATGCTACAGAACCCAAGTCTACTGTTGCTGTTCTAAACTTGATAGACGGTGTAACTGTACTATGATCGCCTTTACAATCATAAATTTTGTCAGTTAGTTGACCAAAAGCATCTTCTGAAAGTGCAGTTAAATTTCCTAAGTCTCCTGTAGGAAAAACTAAACTCTCATCAAATTCACCGTACTGTGCAAGTGTAACGATATTATCATCAGAATCCCTAATGTATATCTTTTTATCTGCGGTGTTTACCGCTATTTCACCTACTGCTAAATTGCTTGTAGTAGGTGCACTGCTTGCAGTTTCCGACTTCTTTGGTTTTATTACTACTGCCATCTGTTACCTTAGTTACTAAAGTTTCCGTCTTCGTTTCTTGCCGAACCTAATTCTGCAGGTTTCAACTCAGGATCTTCAGGTTGTTCATCCCAATCTTCTTGTGGCTTTGGTTGAGGTTCTTCTTGTTGTTCCTCTTGTTTAGCCTGTTCAGGTTGGGCTGGGTTAGCCAAAATTCCTAATCTAGTTTTTAACAGTATGTTCTCCATTTTTAAACTTTGAACTTCTGCTGCTAAGTTTTTAATATATTCATTAATTAATCTATCATCCATTTCAATTTCCTTTAATTATTAATATTAGTATGAACCGCCATCAATGCTGTTGGTCCATGCTGGTGTTCCACTATTGGAATATAAGAAGTAACCGTTGGTTCCTGCTGCAGTTGCTTGTAAAGCTCCTGTTCCATTACCATATAAAATACCGTTACTTGTAAATGTGCTAGCTCCTGTACCACCATCTGCTACTACAAGATCAGTAATACCTGTAATTGTTCCACCTGTAATAGTAGCACTTGCTGATTCTAATGCTGCTACAAGTGTTCCTACAGTATAACCTGTTCCTGATGTGTTTACAGTTGTGGTTGGTGCTGCTTGGTTGTCTTTAAATAGTTTCCACTTACCACTATCGGAAGCGTCTCTAAATAAACCACCATATAAGTCTTGTGAACCCGATGTATCATATAAGCCATATAAACCAATATCAACTGCGTCTGCGCCGTTGTTACCGGATGCTAATATAATAAGTGGGTCTGCAACACTTAAAGTTGTGGAATCAACTGTTGTAGTTGTTCCTGATACTGTTAGGTTACCACCAATTGTTACATTGCTTGGTAATCCTATTGTAATCTTGTTGTTTGAAACTGCTGTTTCTATTTCGTTTGTTGTACCTTCAAATGTTAATGTATCAGTTCCTACTGTTACTGTATCATTTGAACCAGAGTCTGCTGCAATTGTTAGCGATGAACTTGTGGCTGCTGTACTAGCTGCTGTAATACGACCTTGTGCGTCAATAGTTAATACTGGAACAGCCGATGCTGAACCGTATGAACCCGCTGTAACTGCTGTATTATCTAGAGTTGCTGTAATAGTTGTTCCAGATGCTGCAGTTGTTATACCTGTGCCACCTGCTACTGTTAATGATTCTGAATCTAGATCTATGTCTATTGTTCCTGAATCACCAGCTGCATCTAAATCACTTGCTGTTACTTGTGCATCTACATACGCTTTGACTGATTGTTGTGTTGGAATAAGCGTTGCACTGTTTGAAGACATATTATCTTCATCAACAAATGCAGTTGCTGTTATTGTTCCATCACTTATTGAGCCAAAAGTTATAGTGCCTGCTGCAATATTACCACTGCCGTCTCTTTTTACAAGTTTGTTAGCTGTGTTTGCGTTGGTAGCTCCATCAATAATGTCTGTATAGTACTTACCGCCAATCTTTTGTATAACTTCTGAAGACCCTGAGTCTATGGAAGAGATATAAAGTATAGCAGAAGCACCGTCACCGGTTCTATCCTCAGCATACGCTAATTCGCCTTCAACTAAATCAGAACCTACTGGCGCTGCTGAGCCTGTACTTCTTTTAATTTGTATAGTTGTTGACATTATTTTCTCCTATTTAATGTATTTATTAAAATGTTCCGCCGTCTATAGCAGTCACATTACTTGCTACATCACTTGCAGGTTTAGCCTGAAAGTTACCAGATGTAGAGTCATAAACTAATGTATAACCATTTTGCACGCCTGAAGTATCAACACCTGATAAATTTTCAAGTGTTGTTGATGTCGCAAATTGAGATTGTGGTGTTGCACTGGTTACTACTCTTGCAGATGCAGAACCAATACTAACGCTAACTTTAGGACTATTATTTGAACTAACCGTTGCCATTTACTCTCCTATCTCGTAACTTCTGGTGTTACTGTTATAATTCCTTCGACGACTCTTAACGTTTCTGCTGGACTTGATGCTTCTATTTCAACATCATATACATATCTACCCGACTTTAACGCAGAGGTCTGTGTTGCAGTTAATGATAAAGTTATTTTTCCTTCAGCATCTACTTTAGCTGTAGTAAAATCAACCTTCGTAGTGGCTTCATAAGTCTTCCTTATTTGTGCCCCAACTGTATAATTGGCTAGATTTTTTGCGGTACCGTCATCATTTGTTACATTTAATATTAGTTCAAATGTTGTACCCTGATCAATAACTATGTTGTTTATCGTTGCCATAACTGCTAATACTCTCTTTCTCTTATTTATAAATAAAAGACATTACAATTGGAAATTAAGTGAAAACAATTTTGACATTAAAATATGGTGATAAATACACATCAGATGATGTAAACTCCATATATGAACATACCGAAGGCAAGTTCAATTATGTCTGTGTAACAGACGATCCAAAAGGTTTAAACCCCCACATAGGTATTATTTATATGGAACATGAACCAGATGGTAACATGGAAAAGTTAAAATTATTTCAATTTAACTTTGGTGGTCCAATACTTTATCTAGATTTAGACATAAGAATACAAAAACCAATAGATCATTTGTTTGATTATTGTAGAAACAATCCTGTTATATGCTATACTTGGTGGAAAGATAAAAAAGATAAAATGCCTATAGGAGAGTATCCTTATAGAGATAAGTTTCCATTAAGTAATTATAATTCTAGTGTGATGTTATGGAACGATGCTACACATATTTGGCATCATTACAATAGAAATCCAGACGAATATATAGTTAAATATCCTTACGGTGATGATACTTTTCTTTACCACGAAGGATTTACATTTGAACATTTTCCTAATAACGAGATTTATTCATACTTATTTACAGGAAAAAAATATAGGCCTGAATATACAATATGCTTATTAAATGGCCAAGATCAAAACCCGGAGATTGCAAAAGAATATGATGAACTTTGTGTGCATCAAGTGGGGCACTAAATACGAACCACATTATGTTAATAACTTGTATCGTATGGTACAGGAAAACTATCATAATGAATTCACTTTCACATGTTATACAGATGACAAAGAAGGTTTGGAATGTGATACTGTTGATATACCTGTAATAGATCCTTTACATCCTAAGTATTGGTTTGGAAAAGAAAATTACTGTTGGGATAGATCTAAATTTTTAGTTTTCAACTCTCATAATTGGTTAGGGTATGAAGGCAAGTGGTGTTATTTTGATCTAGATGTTATATTGCAAGGTGATATAACTGACTTAGATGAACTATCACAAAAACCTAGACTTATACATTCTCGCTGGGACGACCCTAGACATATAGACGATAGGTTTTTTATTGAAGTAAGAGGAACATTTTATAACTCTAGTATGATGTGTTGGTCTAATGACCAATGTGAACATATATTCTGGGACGTAATGGATAGTGATGAGAAAGTATTTAAAACCTTTTTCAAAGGTTCAGATAATTATCACTATTGGAGACAAAGAGACTTTTGGAATAATATTCCTTTTGATTGGGTTTACTCTTATAACAGAGGACAAGAATTTCCGAGTGATTTAGAGACACATAAATATAGAGAAGAATGTAAAATTTGTCTTTTTAATGTGGATTCAAACCCACACCCTTTAAGGGAAAAGCAAATAAAAATAGATGAATTAGAAGATGAGACATTATTGAGATTTTGGAATGGTAACACTGGTAGCAAATCAGCTAGACAATAATTATAGTCAAACACAAATAAACGCTTTTTATACTCAGGCGAAAAAACTGATAGAAGAGCCGTTTGAGTTTTGGGTATTCACTACCCAACAAGAGATGGATGTTATTAACAAGACTAAGAAGAAAGAGGGTTTTATAGATAACATTCAATTTCATGTTCCTAAGTATGGTAAAGATTGGATTGAAATAGACTTAATGGAGAGAACAAAACCTGGAGAACATCTATTGTTTATAACTCCTAATGTTATACTGAATAACATAAGCGTCATAGAGACTTATAAGACCAACCGCAAATTATTGCTGGAAGACGGTAATCTATGTTATGTATTATACCATAACAAAAAAGTGGAAAAGATTTTAGAAGAATGGAATAAAAATGAAGATGATTTATTATATAACTTTGATGTATTTAGTGAAAAGTTTTTAATAGATGAAGGAGATATACCTTTTATACAAAATGCCACTGCTTCATATCCTGAAACTACAGACGAGGATATTGTAGCATTACCATATTGGTATGAAGACTACACACCAGAACAGGTTAACAAAATGTATAACAAAGCAACAGATTTATATCCGTATTTACCTGAAAGAGTACAATTTGAATTATCTAATGGACAAGAGTATTTAAAACTAGATCAAGTTAGAGAATCATTTAGTCAGGACTTTATGGAAAAGGCCCATTTAAAAAGAATTAAATTTAAAGGTCTAAATGGCGATTCAACAGACAACCCAGAACTATTTGATATAGCTCATTACTTCATGAAAGAGTGGGGCATAGGTGTTGATATGGATACCACAGGTATTAACCACGATACTATATGGTGGAATAATATTGGTATGTTATTTAAAGAAACAGGTAACATAACATTTAATATTAATACAGGCAATCCAGATAAAAGAATATTTGAAAATGCAGAAGCATTAATTTCTACAGGTTGTAGAGTGTTCTGGGCATATACACATACTAGACAATTAGATAATGATATACAAAAAGCAAAGAAATTATGCAAACAATATAAGTTCACAGGCTTTGTATATCTAGATGATGTACCTGAGGAAGTTATACCTAAGAAAAAAGTAATTAAGAAAGAGTTACCTGACTATAAACTAATAGAATTAGAAACTCTTGAAACAAGAAAAAAAGACGACACATATAAAGAACGCAAAATTAAATTTAGTCCGCATGTAAAATGTGAGGGTAAGATTAATAATCAGTTTTATTTAAGTGCTAAAGGAAATGTTTTCCCATGCAAACATATTGCTTTAACTATTGAAACAGCAGAATTATCTCCGGAGCATAAAACAGAGTTCTTATATGACTGGTCTAAAAACAATATAAATAACTATACATTAGAAGAGATATTTACTAATGATTTTTATAAAGGATATTTTAATAACCTATTAAAATTAAATCCTACAATTATACATAATGAACAAGGTGGTATATGTTAAAAGTAAACGATGGAACGGTAATAGAAGGCATTTTTGATGATGATAAGTATATTGATCTAGTTAAAAATTCTAATTTTTCAACACTAATAATACACATAGACATTAAAGATTTCGATGATAAATGCGTTGAAATAGTAACTGCATTAGCAGAAAATGGAATACAATATGCAGATGACTATGTTATAGCAAGGGCGAGACGAGAATATGCGAGTTAATGTTGTATGTTCTAAATGGGGCACAAGATATGGTCCTCATTTTGTAAACAGATTAAAAAATATGGCAAGGAGGAATTGTGATGATAAACATGATTTCCACTTCTATTGTTATACTGATGATGTTGAAGGTTTAGATGAAGATGTAAAAGTAATACCTTTTCCAGACATACCTAATATACATCCTAAGTATTGGTTTGGTGGAGAAGATTTTAAATATGGAATGGCAAGGTGTTGGGATAGGCCAAAAACAATGGTATTCAATACTCATAATTTTGCAGAAGATAAACCAACAGGAAGATTTATATTCTTTGACTTAGATATTATTATACAAAATGACATAGAGCCTTTATTGACCTATAATATGGAAAGACCAACTAAGTTAAGAAGCTGGTGGCAAGACCCGCGCCCAATGAAGACGCGGAAGTTTAAATTATCTCACGGTGCATATACTAATGGCAGTTGTCAAGTTTGGTCCGACGATCAAGCAGAATGTATATGGGAAGATGTATTAAAGAATCAAGAAAAGATATGGTTTACATATACCGACGGAACAGACAATTACCATAGTTGGCGATGGGGAGATTGGGGTAAAAAATTATGGGATCATTTCCCGTCAGACTATGCTTACTCATATAATAGAGGTCGTAGTTGGGACGATGATGATTTACAAACAGAAATATATAGGGACACACCTATTCTTTGTGTATTTAATATTGATCTATTACCTGAAGCGATGCTTAAAGGTAGAGGTAAAGTAAAACAGAACGAATTGGTTGATCCACAATTATTAAAGCATTGGCAATGAACATCTATACAGTAAAATGGGGCAGTAAATATTCTGCTAAACATGTTAATCAAATATACGAATCTTGTAAAGAGTATATAACACAAGATTTTACATTTTACTGTCTGACAGAAAAAGAACAAGGATTGGATAAAGATATTAATGTTATTCCTTTTCCAGCAGATAACAAATTAGAAAAATGGTGGAACAAAATGTATCTGTTTGATGATAATGTTGTTAGGCAAAAAGGAGATAATCTTTTCTTTGACTTGGATATTATTATACAAAAGAATATAGATGACATAGCAAACTTTGATCCTGAAGATTGTCTATGTTTTGGTCAGACACATTGGCACGATTTAAAAACACAAAAAACAGAAACAGAACATGTTCCACACAGATATACAGATTTAAATTCTAGTATATTAAGATGGAATGATAACTTAGATAAAGAAAATATTACTCTTTATTTTAAAGCACACAAAGAAAAAATCTTATGGTACTACAGGGGATTAGATAACTTCTTTATGCACAAAGGTGTAGCAAGAATTAAATACTTTCCTTTAGGGTGGTTTTATAGTTATAACTATGGCTATATATTTCCACATGATGTAGAAACGCATGTATTCAGACAAATACCATATGTCTGTTTATTTGATTCAATGGGAAGAAAAGAAGATGTTAAATTTTAATTTTTTAAACAGTATGCAACATTGGGGAGAAGGCCTCGCTAAAGTTGAACATGAAATGAAACACAAGCATGATGACTTTAGACAAAGTTTAAATCCTAATACAATGGAAGCTGGTATTTGGTTAGTAGAAGAACTACAAAAATCCTTAGAAGATTATATGAAAGACGAACAGTTTAAAATATTAATTTTAAATAGTTGGTTAGGGATACCTTTAGTTCCTTTATTGTGTGAAAATTTATCAGTAGGAGAACTACACTTAGTTGATATAGATCAGGAAGCTTTAGAACTGTCTAAAGTATTCCATAAACATTATATAGCAGAAGAATATATTAAAATAAATCACTGGAACTTAGATGTTCCTTTTGCTTTTGATGAATTAAATCAACTGAATGTAGATATAGTAATTACAATGGGAGCAGAACAGATGTACCCATTAAAAGAATTAACCACTGCAAATAAACATGCAGTATTTGCCATTCAAAATTCTAATGTTATAGAAGAGATGTATGGTATTAATTGTGTTGATAGTGAAAAAGCATTAATAGAAAATGCAGGATTGAAAGACACATATTATTCTGGCAAAGTAAAACAATTTTACTATGATTGGAATGGTAAAGTATATTTTGAAAGGTTCATGGCAATTGGTTCAAAATAAAAAATTAAGAAGAGCTCTTCACGAGTCAACTGTTGATACTGCAATAGGAGCAATCATAATGTTCCCATTGAGTGTTGCAATCATTAAGGCATGCATTGACTACGCAGGCACCTCGGCTGAGATGGCTGCGTTTATAAATTT